GCTGAAGCTCAGCCTGTAGATATTCACGGGTTATGGCCATTAGGGCGCTACCGTGGTGGCCATCAGGTAGTACACCGCGCCAGTCGCATCAATGAACTTGACCTTATGCGTAGTACCTGCGGTATCAACATCTGCCTGAACCATCGCAGCAGGCAGGTTGAACAGGTTGCCAATCGTGCCCGTGTTGCTATTCGTCACGCGGATAAACGAGCAATTGGTCGGTACGGTGGCCGTGGCGTTGAAGTCCGAGTCAGCCTGGATTACCGCGGTCGTGCCACCAGGGTTGACGCCAGCAGCGGCGCCCAGTGTGACGCGCAGAGCGTTACCAGCGCCAGAGATAGTGCCGCCAGAGTTAACAGACAGGGAAATATGAGCGCCATTGACGGTGCCTCCTGTAGCGGCGTTTGCAGCCGTTACACGGGTCAGAAAACGAGCAGTCTCACCGGAACCGGTCGAGTTGATCGTCAGACGGCTGTAATTGAGCCGAACGTCGCCCGTGGTAGCGGTAGAGGTTGCGTAGGAACTGGTTACGTTACCGGCCTCGGTAACCACAATCGGTTCAGCCGAGGTACCAGATTCAAAGCCGTTATTGGACCGAACTGGTCCAGAGAAGGTAGTACGAGCCATTTAACTCTCCTTATGCACAAGTGGCCCGTCCGTCTGTGCATCGTCCGCTGGGGCGGTCTGACGGGCTAAAACGATCCCAGATGAAACCTCCCGCCAGTCGCCCAGCGGGAGGGGTATTGCTTAGACTCCAGGCGTACCGTACATCGCACGCGGGTCGGTGAAGCCAACGTCATAACGCTCCGTGGCCTTGTAACGCATGGAATCGGTCTCGAAATCACCTTCCATGGTCTTCTCAAGAGCACGACGCATCATGAGCTTCATACCTTCCGGCGCGTCGGTCTGCACCCACCATGCCGTAGCACTGGTGAGACGCGACAGAACAGCGGCACCCTCCGACAGCAGTCCAATGGACTTGATCGGGTTGATGTCGTTGTCGGCGGTACCGGAGCGCAGAACAGACTTCAGGAGAACCTCAGCCTGGAAGACGTTGCCCGGGGCCACCACCAGTTGGCGGGGAACCAGACGAATCTTCTTGCCGTTGTTGTCCACTGCTTGGCGGATCTGAATAAGCATCTGCTCAAGTGAGGTCTGCGACAGCACAGCGGCGGTCGTCAGCAGGTTGCTGAAGGTGCCGTTCACAATCGGGTGAGCGTTGGAGTTCAACTGCACGCCGTCACCGCCAGGATAAGCAGAGTTAAACGCACGGTTGAGAACGTTCGCCGAAAGGGTCTCTTTGGTCTCAATCAGGGACTGAGCCAAGTGACGGGCATAAACCTGACCAATACGGATGTGGTCGCCGTCTTCCACGAGCACTTTGGTCAGCGCGAAGGCGAGGCCATACACGTTGTACACATAGCGCTTCAGGAAGAGTACGCCACCCTGCTGATAGGACACCGGGGTGCCATCAGGCAGTTGGGGCGCAGCGCCGAATCCATACAGGACGGGCTCTTCGTGGTAGTTACGGGGGATACCTTGCTGCTCACGGAAAACCCGTGACCATTCATCGGTACGCTGATCATAGACTCCGTCAAAACACTCGTTGAGAATTGGCTCAACAATCGACCGAAAGTCGGTACTACGCATCGGGGCTGCCATTTTCTATGCCCTCCTTAAATCGCGTTAACAGTACCTGCGTACTGATGTTCGCTAATGATTGCACGGACAATCGTAAACGAGTCACCCCAGGCGTTATCCGGATAGGGTGCAAGATCTACGACACGCATTTGCTTGGCGCTACCCGATCCAGCGGCCGAGGTACCAAGGGTAGCCTGGGACAGACCGGTTGTGGTGGAGCCAGCGGTTTCGTTGGTGATGTCGAACTCGTCGCCGATTGAGGTTTGATTCAGGGAACCTGCGGCCTGGATCTCATACACAATGGCGGGGTCGCTGTAGAAGTAAGCCACTACAGAACCAACCTGGAACGATTCGTTTGCGGGCCAGTAGTTCGATACGCGGCGACGGCCGGTAGCATCGGTCCACTCAACACCTGCAAAAGCGCCAAGAAAAGCCTCGCCAGTAGCAGCGGGCTCGATCCAGCCGGCGGTGTTCATTTTTACAGGTTGACCCTTGAGAATGTTGCTAGCAAAGCCAGCAGAGACATTCCCGGAAGTTGATACTGCTTGAATACCGTTAGCCAACGCCTGAGCGCGATCCAAACCGGAGGGGTGGAAAGCGGGACGCAGGCCGAACGGAGCGCTAGTCGCGGACATAGCAATTCTCCTTAAATTAAATTACCCGATAAATACGGGAGTTTTAACATCTCGGTCTAAATCGCCAAAGCCTTCGCCTTCAACCTGTCCCAGGGACTTGCCTGAGCTATCGCGCATACCCTGAAGGTTCTCTGCTTGTACGCGGATCTTATCGGCCTCTTCCATGGGCTTTTCATGATGCATTTGCAGCATGACGTCCTGGTAAAGGTCCATAGGAATCTTGTACAGAACCATCTCATTACACGCAATAAAACCGATGTTCTCGCCAGACTTGACGCGATAGGTGTCGAACCCAGTTAACTCATCCGCTTTCACGGGCACGTAACCGAGACGCATTCTCTTGTCGATGCTGTCGTAACTGTTGGTGGTCGATAACCAGCAAAGGTGCCACCCGGGAATCTCGGGGGTCTTTGGCAGTGCGCTTTGTGTCCACTCATCGCTCCACGCCTTGCGACGTTCCTGCGCTGACATGAACTTTTCCTCCGGGGGTTTTCTTTCAGCGTCCTCGCTAGCACGAGTTTCGCGTCCACCGGCGGAAAGTGATTTTTTAAGACGTGAATCCATGGTTTTTATCCCCTATATTTTTTAGCTTCGAGTGCATACCGTTTAATCATGCGATTTCTTTGTTCCAGGTTCTCCCACATACCGGCTTCTTTTATCGCCCTCACCTGCTCCGGAGAGATGGTGATGGTGTTTCCGCCGCGGGAACTTACTTCTCGACCGGAACCGGTCACTACGCTACGGGGACGTCTCCTTGGTTGTTCGTCATCAGAATCATTGTATAGATGCGGTAACCGATTTTGCAAGCGTTTGTCAAATTCATCCCAATAATCTTTCGTCTCGGGATTCCAACCTTCTTCGCTTAATTGCTCATCGATTACCTTCGCAATACGACTGTCGGTATCTTTTAAATCTGTGTCGTACCAAGTATTGCGTGACATCCATTCAGATGCATATTTTTGCAGCCTGGGATTAACCGCACCGGTTTGCTGGGATGCGCTTTCATTCGCACGCTGCTTGATCGCCTTCATGGACTCTAGGCGCTTGCGGACGTCATACCAAGCCTCCTGGGCTTTCCTGAAGCCTTCGCCGTCAGATGCATCAACCGCCTCTTGCATCTTGCGCTGAGCAAATTGCAGGCGACGCTCCTCTTCGGTGATAGCCGCATCAAAGCGTGCCAGCTCCGCGGAGACGTTCTTGCGCTCCAGGTTTGACAAGCGCTCCATGAGCTCCTGGTTCTGCCGCTGAAGCAGAAGGTAGTTCTGGTCCTTCTCCTCCCGCACCCGCTTCATGTGCTCTTTCTTGGCCTTACGGCGAGCTCTGCGGGCTTCGCGTACCGCGTCGGTATCGTCGGGCTGGTCGGCGTCGTCTTCGTCCTGTGCAGCTTCTGCTTTGGAATCGTCTGCGTCCGATGCATCCTGGTCGTCGTTTTCAGGCGACGGAATGCTGTCGGGCAGCTCGACCACGACCGAGCCGTCTTTCTCCTCGGTAACGGAAATCTTCTCGTCTTTGTTTTCTTCGCTCATATGAAGGCCCTCATTGCCAGGGGATCACCCGTCACCTTTGCGATGACCTCGTGATCGTTGAGAATCATGAACAGCGCTGGGTCTTCCAGGTCATCATCACCCGGTACTTTGACTTCCCAGCGGTCGCCACCCCACTTGGGCACGCGGATGTAGTCACCCGGCTCGCACCAAGATCCTTCGGGCCAAGCCTGCATCGTGTCCCGATGGCGAAATGCCAGGGGGCCGATCTCAATGACTTTGGCGACCATGTTGTTCCACTTCTCGGTCTCTTTGGTTTCTTCAACCAACAAAATCCCGGCACTCGTGGTCTTCTTCTTTGTCCGGCGCAATTGCACCAGAATTCGTCCACCTAATGGTTTTGCTCCGGGTTCTACGCTCGGAAATGCCCAAGCCAACTCAGCTTCGTTAGAAGCTACCGGTTCACTCATTTTCATTGTCTTCCTTTAGAAGGTTATTAAGTATTGTCAGGGCTTCTTCCAGCCCGTCATGCTTCCCCACCAGCCTTTGATACGCCTCCCAGGTCGTCACGTTGCCACGCGCCAGGGACAGAGCTATTTCACTCTGCGAGGCCTTCAAAGCGCCAATTAAGTCACCTAGGGTTCTGCTTCTCACTTTTTATTTTTTACCTGCGATAGGGCTCCTCCCTTGTTTTGTTGTGGCTCGCCCTTGCCCTGCATGGACTGGCCGTTGATAGGTGCGCCCATCGCAATCCGCTTGTGCTGGTTGACGAGTACGCTCTTTTGCTCTTGATCACTGGTAGCCATTTGGGCCTCCTTTAAGGTTGATGTCCAACACGGTCTTTTCCTTATCCAAAGACAGACGGGCCGCATCCCGTGTTAGACGTGCGGTTTCGATGCGTTCTTTCGTTTCCTGGTCGCCGGTAGCAATGGCCAGCTTCAGTTGCAACTCTTCCATGGCGAGCTGCATGTCGTCGGCCTGCTTCTTCAACGCCAGTTGCGTGTCCATTTCCATCTCTTGCGACTTGAGCTGCATCTCTGCCTCGTCGCGGGCCTGGCGGCGCTGCGTCTCTGCCATTGAGGTCTGCAAGAGAACCTGCGTCTCGGGGCTCATCGGGGGCTTGGGCTTGAACTGCTGCGCCTGCTGGACCATCTTCATGACGACCGGCATCACGCCTTTCAAGGTCTCGTCGGCGTCCATTTCGACATGCTGCGAGGCCAGGGCAAAGATCTTATCCACATCTTTGGGATCGTTTAACAGGTCGTAATCGCCGAGCTTTGCGTCCAAAGCCTTCTGAGCGTACCCAGTCATGCGGTTTAAGTACCACAGGACCATGTGCTGCTTGATGTGCTCGGCCGCCTTGGGCAGGAATGCAGGCGCAATGATGGGGTTGCCACCGAAGATCGGGCTTTTAGCGAAGTCCAGGTGCGCTTGAATGTGTGCGAGATGGTCCTGCTCGGGATAAGCGAAAGCAGATTGCCCGATCGCCATGGCCACGTTCTCGTTGGCAGCGTCCATCTTGGTGGGGGCGGGCGTGTCCGGCATCAATTCGTTGATGTTCGGCACCTTGATCTGCTTTAAGAACCGCGTGACCACCGCCTTACGGTTAAAGAGGTCCGGATTCTCTTTCATCATGGCCATAACCGCCTGGGTTTGGGCCATCCGCTGCGTTTCCGAGAAGATATGGGGGTCTGAGACCGGAATCACGTCCGTTACCCGGGCGAAATCCTCTCGCTTGACCTCCAGATCCTCTACCACCTCAGTGCGACGCATGTCGTCGAGGTACCAGCGGTTGATTCGCGACAGAATCTTCAGTACGCGGGCCTGCGACTCGTGCAATCGGGCGTGAATGGACGAGAAAACGGCTGCGCCCTGCTCAATGAGGGCCTGAGTCGTGCCCACAGGGGTCTGAGAATTGACGTCAGCGATCTTTTCTTCCGCGGTGGTCACTACCCCCTTAGCGGACGTCGTGAGCCAGCCTAGGAGCTGAAAAAGCACCGGGCTGGGCGGGTTAAATGGCATGGGCATCGCCACCTTGCGGATGTCATCCACGCCTGGGGCCGCCTCAATCTCTGCCACCTGAGTGACTTCGACCTGCTGGGACTGGCCGGAGACCTTCGCCCCCTTCAGTTTCAGCATGGTGGCCGCGTTATTGATGTGCGCGGAGTCCAGAAGCGCCCGCAGGGCACCCGTCAGGGCAGCAGACAGCCCGCCAATCAGGTGCGGCAGGCCAACAGCGTAGGCGCCACGCCAGGGAATGAACTTGTACTCGACGATCCAGTCGAGCTTGGTCATCGTTTCGTCGCCTTCTTCCCAGTTGCGGTACAGGCCGACCATCTCGTTCTCTACTTCATCGATCATCAGGATGTAGGGAGCAAGCTCACCCTTGCTGTACTTGTCGTCTTCAAGCTCTAGCCACGTATAAATGTGGTACATGCGGCGCGTGCCGTCCTCGTTATCGTTCGGGGACTTGCCTTCGACCTTGTCGGTGGCCTTCTGGGGCCCGGTCTGCTCCGGGTCCATGCTGGCGCGAATGTAAGAGATGTCCCGATACAGGCCAGAAGAGATCCGGCGCTTGTATTCGTACTCGGAAATGTCGTCGACCTCAGTCACGCGGGGCGAGGTGTAGAAGTTTCCGCTGGAATAGGGCAGCAGAATGTTGTCGATCGGCAGGAATTGCATACACGGCCGGCGCTTCTGCTCGTCGTACCAGAACTTCAGGAACTGAGAGCCGCCAAGAGGCAGTTGCGTGAGCATCTGCTCCTCTTCGTCTCGGAATTCTTCGATCTGCTCGGTGATCTGCCAATTAAACCAGTCGCGCTTGCGCTCAGCGGTCTGTACTTTTTCTTCTGTTACGTCGCCCAGGATCTTCGTTTTGGTCGGACCATCGGGCGGAAACAGCTCTTTGATGGCGCGGGCAGCGAAATCTACGCAGGCTTCGGCCATTACGGGGTGTACGACCTTGCTGGCGCCGTTGAAATTCGCGCCTCCAGGTGCGTCATTGCCCAGTCCGGTGCGGCGAATGCCCTCTTCGTACTGCTTATCGCGCTGCTCACGGGCTTTTTTGTCCTTCTCGGCCAGCTCGATGTACTTCATGGCCATCACGGACAGGTCGTAGGAGTCCAAAACGTCAGAATCTGCGAGATTTTGGTAGAAATCCTCGTTCTCCATGGGCCCCTGGGTGTCCATTTTGACCACCACAGAGCCGTCTGGCAGCTCTTCGAGCTCGGAATCGTCGAGAACTAGCTCAAGCTCGGCGCCCTCTTCCTCCTCTTCGGGCTCTTGCCCAGGGATACCAGGAATGAAGCGGTCGGCTTCTTGATCAATCGGGAATTCGGTTGCCATATTGTTTAATTCCGTGTTAAATTAAACCGGTTAAAAAAGGAGGTCGACATGGATAAGATATCCAAACGAGCAACCATCGTGAGCTGGGAAAACGATGGCAAGATTTTTCGCGTTAAATACCGGCAAGACGATGGCCAAGTGGTCGTTGCGATCGTAGAGCGCATCGGATGGGCAAGGCCGCCGGCAGAAGAGATGGTCAAGATCATGGCTGCTATTAAGGCTGGTCCCAAGACTATCGTAGGTAAGCCAAGCCGCCGGCTTTCTTAGGCTCTTCTTCGGCTGGTAGTGCCTGACCAGAGGCTAGCGCTGCTGCTAGCCCTGGCAAACCTTTGTCGCGCAGAATCCTCAAGAAATTCATGAGGTCTTCTCTCGTGGGTTCATTGCGACTCTTTCCTGTCTGCTCATACAACTCATAGAGCTCTCCGGCGGGCCGTTGCGCGGCTTCGCTCAAGGCTGACTTTTTCTGGCCCGACAGCGGATCAATCATCGAGAACATTTTCCTGGTTGCCGCTCCAGTACCTTGCGGACCGGTCAATTCTTGCGAGTAATCGACATAGTCACTGACATTGGTCGTCGGGACAAAACGCGAAGCGCCAAGTCGGCCAGCGATTAATTTTCTTTCCTCGTCTGAAAATTTTGGCCCAAACGGAACTACCGCTACACCTTCACCAGTGTCGGCCATAAAATTATCATCCGGCATCAACGACGCCGAATAACGCATTGCTTCTGGATCGATGCGACCTTTACGCGCTGGGAATGCCATCATGGCTTCGCCGCTTTCGGAGGGAATTTGAGCGTTCCATGGGGAGCCACGTTGCGCCGTCATGAGACCTCTTAATGCCTCAGCGGCGGTAAGCTCTTGCTGCACCCGCTTTGGAATTCTTAACCCACCAGTAAGGGGCACTTCGACACCAGAGGCAAACCCGGGCTGAGTCTCCAATGGATAAGGAGACGTAGTGCCGGGTATCGTCCCTTCCGGGCGGTATGCGCCGGTCATGGTGCGAGTTGCAATTGGTTTTAATCCAAGCGATCCCTGCAAAACATCGCGACCCTGCAAGTCTCGGAATGGCGCCGCGGCCCTGCTTGAGAAGTGCTTGCGCTTACCAAGGTCTTCTTCGATCAGCCCTTCGAGGTGGCCAACACCGCGGCCAGGAATAGTCTCGTAAGTGCTGTACGCAAAAGTCGACTCGGGCTGTCCTGAAGACGGCAGACTGAATGTCTTAGCGCGGCTTTCGCGACCGCGGCCCTCTCTCAGCTCTTCAAGGCGGGCAGCAGCGCGCTCCACTTCACGTTGCTGCGATAACGAAAGGCTCGGTTCCCGGGTGCTAAATGGCGTGGGCTTGAGACCAGATAGTTGCTCGCCATAGCCGGCCTGCTCAAGAATGCGGGCGTAGTTCGGATCTTTCAGCAGGGTGGCAAAGTCTGGGGTGCCGCGGATAACGTCAGGGGTTAATAGACCACGCTGAATAATCTCCCGTGCCGGCAAACCCGTTTTGGCCTGCATCTCGTAGAGAGGCATGAACACCGACCAAGTCGTCTCCTGCGCCTCAGATGGCAACATCTCTGCCATCTGGCCAGCTTCACGCACGCGGGCGCTGGTGCCGATGTAACCTGGAGTAAGCCCGGGGTCTCCACGCATGAGCTGCACGGCCGTGGGCGACCCGCTGAACAGATCTTGCCCAACACCCAGGCCGCCGGCCATCCAAGCGTCATTAGTAACGCGGTACACATCGTCGGCAAGGTTGCGATAGAACGAGTCGACCTTCGGGCCAGACAGCGTGACTTTGAGCGGATCTTGCGCGTTAAGCACTCGGGCGGCATTGGCTGCCCACGCATCGAGCACGGACTCTTCACCCTTCGTGCCCTGCACCGATGATCCCATGATCCTGCGAATTGATCGCTCATCTGTCGGGCGTCCTGCCGCGGTCCAATTCTTCCACGTGTTTAGGGTATTGATCAGGTTGGACTCGACCGATGTCTGTGGAGACATGGCGGCGAGCAGCGATGCAAACCTCGGAGCGTCGGCCCCGAAGACGTCCATAATCGCCTGCGTGCTGGCTCGGTACCATCCACGCTTAGGCTCACCAAGCTTGGCCACCGCGGACAGCTCCTTGGCGCTCGGAATGGTCTTCAACAGCCGGTCAATCTGCATCACGTTGTCTTCGCGGGAAATTGTCTTGATGACTTCCTGCGGGGTCATGAATTTCGACGCCTTAGCAAACTCTGGGTAGCGCTGCTTGAACTGCTCCAGCGCTTCCTTCTGCTCATCATTTAATTGGCTGCGCTGCATCTTCAGCAGCTCTTTGGCCGTCTGGCCACGCACGGGATCAGTGGCCGGAGCTAAAGACCCGGTGAATTCTCGTTTGGCTGGCGGAGCAGCCGGCGGAGTCGGGGCTGCCGCTGCCTTAGCCTCCACTGCCTTCTGTGCGGCTTTAATTCCTTTTACCGCTCCTGCAAGCGGATTTTTCTTTATATCTTTGAGGTCGCTACCGCCGGTGGCCAGTCGAACTTCGCCACCCTTTTTGTAGGCCCGGAGGCGCTCCAGCAAACTCGTTGATGCCATACCACCTCCTGCCATTTTGGGTTCTTTTGCGTTGCGCTTAGCCTGTCCGCCATGCGCGAAATTGAATGCATTTTTTAATTTTTGTCGGATATCGTCGGCGCTGATCCTCCCGCCGTCTGCCTTTGATATGTCTTTGGTCGTGGGGTCATATGAACCGCGGTTGAAGAGCGCCTTCACGTCTCCCGGGTCGAAGATACCCATGTTCTTCACGCCCTTCTCTTTGACGAAGAAGCTGTCAAAGCCCAGATCTTTGATGGCCTTCTGAATGTTGCGGTCCTCGATGAAATTCCAGTTGCCGATAGAGATCTGGTCTGCAATGTGTTGGCGGTCGAGCCCCGGCGGCAGATCTGCCTGATTCATCACCTGCGTGACGTGGCCAAGATCGTCGTAATCGAACGTGTTCTTCGCCCGGGTGATGACCGGCATGATCCGCGGCTTGGGCGTATCCACCTTCTCCAGCAGGTCCATGTCAGCCAGCTCGTCTACAGCCCAATCGTTTGCCCATTTGGTGCTAGGCGTGACGAACACGGCCGCGGCTGACCTTTTGGTCGGGCGCTTCTCAAGGTCGAACGCCTCGAAGTCTTCGGGAGCCTGAGTGGCGTGATAGTAGGTCTTGGGCTTCTCTTTCGAGCCCATGTACGCTTCCAGGTTCTTCTGCACGCGCTCTTCGCGGCGCTGCGCCTTTGATGCCTTCTTGGCTGCGTCTTCTGCCTTCTCTACGCCTTTGGATGCTGCCTGAAGCCCTTGCTTCATTGCCTTGAGCGGGTTGCCGCCGGTCTTCATGGTGACTGCGCCACCAGCGGCGAACATCGGCAGGCCCTGGTTCTTCACCAACTCGACCATCTCCGGCGTGATGGTGAATCCGAGTTGCTGGAATTTTGGTGTCTTCTGACCCGGCACAGCAGTTAATGCGTATCCCTCTTGCGACATCATGCTTTTCGCCGGGAAGTCTATTGGCTCCAGTTTCCCGCCGCCCAGTTTCTTCAAGAGTTTATTCGCGGTGGCCGGCACGATCTGGTCGTAGAACTTCTTCATGCCCTCGCCGCCGACCTTGAGGTCTACACCGGACAGTCTTTGCATGGGAGAACCGGGGAGAAACGTTTTGGCTGGCTCGGCCAATAGTTTTTCGGCCGCCTCTTTGCCGATGTAATCACCGAGTTTATCGGGGGGCACATTTTGACGGAATTTGTCTTCGCCGCCCTTTTTGGCAACGAGCGTGTTGGTCTTCGGAAGGTAATAAACCTCATCAATCTGCTTGCTCAGGTCATATCGACTTGCAGACTGCTCACCATTGATGAATGCGACCTTCTCATAACCGTTATTGACTGCGTCGGTGATCAGGCGCTTCAAAGATAGGTTGACCCAGTCTTCTGTGTTCTGTACGAAGGGGGCGGACGGCGCGCCCTTCATCACGGCATCAAGTCGATTTGCAGCGCTCATGACAGTCTCTTTATTGCCGTGCGCTTTCGGCGTTGTGTAACCGTCTTGAAACAGCAGATAAAAACCCGGTTCTTGCTCGGACAATCTCCAGCCAGACTTCAACCTTTCGCCAAACCCCTCCTTCTTACCCAACTGCCCCCAGTCGGACTGAATCTCTTCAACAAATAAAACCCTATTGCCATCAGCATCAAGGCGGTCGTTCAAACGCATGTGGGCCAAAACGTTTGGCTGATCGAAGTGCGGTGATTTAAACAGTTCCGGTTGATTGACGGCGGCTCGATTCGGAATCTTGGATTTGGCCTCCGCTTCCGACGGAAATGCCTCGATGATCTGATTATCGGGACCACGCAAATACCATTGATTGCCTGACCCCGTAACCTTATACCCAGACGTGTCTACTTTTGAGGGAAGCGTCAGCAACACCTCTCGATAGTTGCTGCCGCCGGGTAGTTGATACTGTGAATATTGTGTCGCGGCTCTTTGCGCGTCAACAACTTGTTGTTCAAAAAACTCTTGCAATCTTTGTGCAGCATTTCCAACTCTAGAATTTGATTCGGAAAAAATATTTGCAATATCGTCGGCACTGAAAATGTTTCCATCTTTATCAATAAAACTAGACATCGAAGGATTTTCTGGGTTGTTAACCCGTTCATATCCCGCGGATCTCAAAACAGCAACATCTCGGGCTATTTCTCGATGATCTTCAATTGGGCGCGGGTTTCTGCCTAAAGTTACTTCTTCTACCTGCACGCGGTTGGCGTCAAGGTGCTGCTGGATCTCTGCTTTGGTGACCGGCTGGTCGCCCTTGCTCTTCAAGAAGTCTGCAAGGCCCGTCCACTCCAACTCCGCGGGCTTAACCCCAGGCGTCTTGCTGATCTGCGCTAGGAACTGATTACCCGTGCCCTTCTGTTGGGGAAGGTTGAGCGCTACCTGCTCGGCCTGGGAGTACATGCCCAGCGGGTTGCGTGGGGCCTGCTGGGTCTGGAGCTGCACCGCGCCCGTCGGCGGGGTAGCGAACTCTGCCCGAGCTGCCTGGGAAAGATTCTGGCCGGCTTCCATGACCCGTTGCCCTGCCTGCTTAACACCCTGGCCGGCAAGCTTCACTCCTGCACGAGCCCCGGAAAGACCAGCGCTTACTGCGCGGTCGGTGGCGGGGTTAAACGGGGTCATAGGCAGCGATGCGACCACCCCGAGGGCCTGACCCACCGGCGTATCGATAATGTAATCCAGGCCCTTCTCAGCGATATCTAGCGCTTGACCGGCCCTGGCAAGCTCCCCCTTACTCTCGGGAATGCTCATGGCGGCTTGCATGTACTGATCTGCCGGAACCCCGAAGAGCTCAGCGATCGGAGCTGTCAGCCCACCGACCACGGCCTGCGTACCCAGTCGAGCGGCCTTGCCACCGGCAATGATCTCATCGAGCAGGCTCATGTCGGCAGTGTCTTCGGCGCGCTTGGTTGCGATGCGGCGCTTCTCCATGTCAGCCATCTGGGTGGCTAGATCACGCTCACGTTGGCTGATTGATGCCTCATACCGCGGCACTTCCGGGTACGGGTTGAGCTTGGCCATTTCGGCTCGCATGCGCTCAAGCTCCTTCTGCATGCGTACTGATTCAAGTGCCGACTTGGGTTTCTCTGGGGGCGGGCCCATAGGGGTCATGCCGCCATATTGGGCAAACTGGCCCAAGAAATCATCATCGTTCATAGCGCGTCCGCCAGAAATTGAATGCGCCCATCATACGGCGTAAGGGTTTGTCCGTCTAGGCTGCCCGCTGTCGACGAAGTCTTCCTCGTCCCAGTCATCTTGGGGCGGCGGGTCGATCTCCAGCCAGCCCGAATCCCGCAGGAACCTCAGTGCCTGGGTGCAGGCGTCCACATAGTCGTCGTGGGTCGTCTCGGGGAATGAGCAGATCTGGCTTACGAACCCCTCAGCCCAGTCCCGCACGTAGCCCTTGCGCTTGCTGCTCTCCGGTATCCAGACACGGCCGCGGGCGATGATGTTGGCCACGATGTTTAAGCGCTGCACCTTATCCGCCCGCCCCGGGTTATACGCCCTGACAGGCAGGTGGGCCCGCTGCAAGTCTTGTATCAGGCTGATGCCTGCGCTCTTGTCCTCTACCAGGATCAGGTCCACCCGCTTCTTGCCCTTGCCCTCGCCGAAGACCGTCTCGTACTCCTCGATCACCTTGGGCCGCAGGTCAGGGTACTGGAGGCGGTCCTGCCATGCGTCGATCAGCATCACGCTCATGGGCCCGTCCAGGGGCTTGAAGACCCCCCAGACCGTGCAGGCGGTCGGGTCGTTCATCGTCTTCTCGGTGTACGCGCAGTCGTAGCTCTGGACGATGTACTCGAACTTGGGGAACTCCTTCCCGTCCGGCCAGAGCTTGAACATGTCGCGCTGCACAATGCCGCCCTCTTCGGGGTCGATGATCTCGGCGTAGATCTCCTGGCGCCCGAGCTTGGTCCCCTCGTATTGGAGGATCTGCTTCTGGAAGCTTGGGGCTAGGTTCTCGATGTTGGCGTAGGTGCTGGCCGTCGTCACGACCACGTCGTCACCGTCCCGGCCCACGAGCTCGATGATCAGGTCTTTGGGCTTTGGCGTCGTGGTGGCCACGATACGGGTCTTCTTGCCCAGGCGGACCCCGAACATGATCTGGTCCCAGGCCTCTTGCAGGTAGTCCCAGGCGGCCAGCTCGTCGAGCCATGCCCCATGGAACTGCGGCCCCCGGAAGCGCTCAGGCTCGGATGCGGGAATACCCTTAATCATCGAGCCGTTGGTGAGCTTGAGCTCGTGGAAGGCCCGGTTGTAGTCGGCGATCAGTGCGGCAGGAATAACAGACAGAAGACCCGAGTCGCCCTCGAAGCAGGTAGCGCGAACATCAGACGACGTCGGTGCCCCGACAAGCCAGCGGGTACCGGGCTCAGTCCAGGCCCACCAGCCAACCTGCTCGGCTGCCGTTCGTGTCTTACCGGCGCCGCGGCCCGCCAGCATGAGCCAGATCGACCACCAGTCCCCAATAGGGACCACTTGGTGAGCATGAGCCTTTGCCAGCCATTGAGCTCGCCAAGCCCACGCGACTTGCTCCTCCGGCTTGAGAAGGGCGAACTGTGCCTGAACGTCAGGGTCAGCGAGGAGTGATTCGACCTCATCGGCCATTACTCTGCATCTTTAACGAAGACGCCGTCGACCATGCGGCCCTTGCGGTTCTTGATCTGCTCCCAGGCCACGTTGATGCAGGATTCGATCGGTACCCGGTGCTGGGCAGCCAGGATGGTCAGGACCACCACAGCGTCTCCAATCGAGTCTACGACCCCGTCGTGGTTCTTCCTGGCGATTGCCGCGGCCAGCTCCCCGATCTCTTCTGCGAGCTTCACAAACTGCGCCTGCGGGTTTGACCCGTCGACCAAATTGCGGGCCTCCGCCCATGCGCGGATCTGCGTGAATCTATCCATGTCTCCCTCACCTTTCGTTTGCCGATTGCTGCTTCTTCAATTCCATGTTTTGCAGGATGCTGGCGAACAGCTCAGACGCCTGGATGGTCGTCTCGCTCTTAATCGGGTTCTCAGCGTCTCCTGCGTGGGTCAGGCGGTCACCGTACTTCCGGGGCTTAAGCTTGGCTGCCGTCCACTTGCGGGCGTCCACCCGAAGGCGCATCCAGTTGATGTAAGCCGGGTCGAAGCGCGTGTTCCCTTCTTTATCGGTGGTCTCCATCGGGATCGAGTCGGCAATGTCCTGGATCTCTTCTGCCAGGGTATCGGCTGCCGAGTCCTTTGCCTTCGCGTACATGTCGCAAAAGTCTGCACGCTTGTTTAACCAACGGTAAACGGTCGTGACGTGCGGCATGTGCTCGTCTTTGCATATGCGGACCAATGGCTGTCCGGACGCAATGCGATCGCATATCTCGTCTGCTAGGTCTTGGGAGTAGTCTGTTGGCCGGCCCATTACCGCGGGCGCGGGTTTCTTTCGTTTTTCAGGCATGGCCTTAGTCGTCCGAAAAGTTGAGGTGGCCTGAGTTTAACTGCTTGTGCGCCATTAGGCTAGACACTGAACCGCCGGCAGCGAGGGAGGTCGACCGGCATGGGAGAAGGCTCAATGTCTAGGCTGATGGCCCCCCGGGGTTTATCGAAACAACCGGCTCTCACCGGGCCCGGGGGAAGTCTTTAGAAACAGTTGGTCGTGCAGTTGCCGCCGTAGCAGCAGGTGGTACACGTTACTATCCGGCCGTTGTAGGTCACGGTCGAGGTGCTACAGGCTGCGTACACGCTGGTGGCGACGGCCAGTCCGCCAATGAGGGCCAAGGCTTTCTTGATCATGGTTTCTCCCATTTAAATTAACCGTGTCGGATATCGATACGGTTTTTACAGCGACATCATTCCCACGACAAACACGATCCCCGCTACCAGCGCGGCCACCACTAATGCAGGTGGCTCGTCACGCCTCATTTTACCGCGAAGTCGAATCTGTATCCACTCTTCTCTGGTGATCAGGTCACCTGCCTTGATGTACGGTCTCATTCTTTCCCTCCTTCACGTAGACCTCGTTTAAGAATCGATCGCCAGCCTCCAAGACCTTCCGAGCGGTCAATGGCATGTTTGCGGATTCAATCTTCTGTGCGTATTC